CCGTACTATTTGTACTGTCTGCGGCTTCGCCGCCTTGTCCTGATTTTTGTTAATCCACTATAAAATCTTCCAGCGGGTTTTGGGTTGTTGGGCGAGCCGCGCGCCGCGATAGGTGCGACTTGAGAGGGTTTCGTCTGCCGCGCCGCCGGTTATAGCGTTGAACAGTTGGTCTATGGCCACTAGTAGATGATAAATATATTCTCTCAGCCGACGTTTAGCGCCCATTCTTTGATTTCCCTTTCTAACGCATCTAATGCTGGCGCGGTTTCGATGGTATTTAATCTATCTTCAAGTTGCTGCCGCTTTCCGATAATCGCGTCGACGGCAACGGCCAGGCGGGCGGGTTTTTCGACAACCTTTCCAATCAAAACGTCCAATTCTATGCCCCTTGCGGCGGCGATTTGCGCCAGCATCGGGGTCGGGGCGTCGTTGTCCGCCTGCCACGCGAGGGTTTCTTTTTCCTGCCTGTAAAAGCTGTCGATTTCCACTTGGGGATAGCCCGCCAAGAGGCTGTTTTGAGTTCGTCCGCCTTTTCCGCGAGGCTGAATGCCAAGGCGGTTTTTTGTTTGGCGAAACGGGAGTTGGCGAAACGGGCGGCGGCTTTGCTGATTTTCCATTTTTTGCCGTCCCATTCGTGGTACTCGGACGGGCGCGGCGGGGTTAAAACGGGGCGGCCGTCGGAATCGGCGGCAATTTGCCCGCCCTGCGCCTGTCCTGCGAAGAGGGCGGCGTATTCTTCGCCGCCGACGGCAACCGCGCCTTCGGGGACGCTGCCCAATGTGTCGTCGTAAAAGCCGTTTTTGAAATAGATGGTCATTTCGGGGTTTCCTTTTTTGTATATCGTCGCTTTGCAATCAAATAAAAGTTTTGTATCCTTTGGCGATACAGACGGGGTGGGATGATGATTGTTTCTTTCAAACACAAAGGGCTTGAACGCTTTTTTAAAACAGGCTCGCTATCGGGCATCCAAGCCGGGCATTCCGTCAAACTGAATCTGCTTCTAACCGCGCTGAATGCCGCGCAAACGCCTTCGGATATGGCTGTGCCGAGTTGGAATCTTCATCCCCTCAAGGGCAGTTTGTCGGGACATTGGGCGGTTCAAAGTCAACGGAAATTGGCGTTTGACTTTTCGTTTCAACGACGGCAATGTCGAAGTTGTCGATTATCAGGATTATCACTAGGAATAATATGAAAATGCACAATCCTGCCCACCCGGGCCTTGTTTTAAAAGAGTATATTAACGGCGCAAGCATTACCGATATAGCGAAACGCCTGGGTGTCAGCCGGGTTGCCTTATCGCGCATTGTCAACGCCCAATCTTCGATTACGCCCGAGATGGCGGTTCGTTTAAGCCAACTGCTCAACACTTCGCCTGATTTTTGGCTGAATATGCAGGCCGGTTATGATTTGTGGCAAATCAGGCAACGCAAAACTTTTGATATTGCGCCCTTATTTCCCGAACCGCCTTTGTCTTCGATGAAAACAGGTGCAAGGACTTAACCCTGCGGCCGCTGCTTATCGGGCGCGCCCGGCTATCCTTTCCCGCGCGGTTTCGGCCGTGCGGTTTTTATTGCCGATGCCGTCTGAAGGAGTCGGCGGCTTTTTGCGCGGTTGTTCCCGCCTTTCGTCACTCCCCAACTCTTCGTCATTCCCGCGCAGGCGGAAATCTAGGGCGTTCGGTTTCGGTTTTTTCTGATAAACCGCCTTAACGTTGTGGGTCTGGATTCCAGCCTGCGCGGGAATGACGGCGGTCGGGTTATTCTTTCCGATAGATTCCTGCCGCGTTTGGGTTCCGGATTCCCGCTTTCGCGGGAATGGCGAAGAGTGGCAGGATTGGCGGGGCATAGGTTTCGCAGGATTGGCGGCGCGGCCGGTTTCGGTCGGATTGCTTGGATCGGTGGGCTGAAGCCCGTCTCTACAGCCTGCCCTGCCGCCCGCTAGTCTTACGACCCCACGGGGAAGTCGAGGCCTCGGTGGCGGCGGGGGTTTCGGAGTCCGGTTGATGATCTTCCACTCTCTCTTTGCGGTTCTTCATCGATTTCAGGTATTTCGGGGACTATCGGGGTGGGGCTGGCGGCGTTTCCCGAGGCGGATTTGCCGATGGCCATCCAGTCGCAACTGCTTTCGTACCAGTTGGTAATAATGGCGGCGGCGTGGTTTTTTGCGCGGATAAACAGCCAGTTGTGTTGCCTTTCGCCGTTGACGCGTCCCGAATGGCGTTCGGATACGAAGCATTTGACGTTGCCGTCGGCAAAGGCGATGGGGAAGACAACTTCGTTTCCTATGGGGCTGCCGCCTCTTGCAAACCTGTAACTGCCGGTCTGTATCATTGTGCCGTCGGGGAATCTGACAATATCCACGCCGCCGATGGTTTGGCGTGTGAATTGCGCGGCAACGGCGGCGCTGATTTTTTCGTCCAGCCCTTGGATTTGGGCGGTGGTGTGGGTGTGGTCGCGGTCGGCTTTTTCCTGCAAACCTTGCGCCAGCCTTGACGCGTCCAGTGCGCCGACGTTGGCGGTTTCGCCGTGGGACTTTATCCGGAACACGGCTTCGCCCAAGGTGTCGGCGGCTTTGATGCACAGTTTTAAAACCAGGGCTTTGGGGCGGTTTTCTGCGCCGCCCGTTGCCATTTTGCTGTCCAATCGCGGGGTTAAAAAGCCGTTGTCGTTTAAGTCGCCGTCCGTCCAAGTCGATACGAGCGCGCTTCTTTGCCTTTCATTGCGGTCTTCGTAACCGACGGCGGCGGCGTCTGGGTGGTTTGCCCAGTGTGAAAATACTTTGTGGACGTGCCGTTTGATTTCGTCTTCCTGCTTCGTTCCGACCGCCAAGCCGTTGCCCGCGTTGCGGATAAAGCGGTCTTCCGCCTGCGGGACGTTTTGGATGCGTCCGTATTTTTCGGTCAGCAGGCGGTAAAGTTCGGGATAAGCCGATTCGGTTACGCGCTCTCGGATGTCGTCAAACGCCAGCCAGCCCGTCTGGATTTGGTCGGACGGAAACCACGCGGTGATGCCGATGTCGGTACGGGTCAGGTCGGGCAGTTTGTTTGTGTTGCCCAGGGCGCGGTAAAGGTCGAGAAGGTGTTTTGTGCAAAGATCGTGCCGTCGGCTTTGAGATAGCCTGCGGGGTTTCGGACGGCTTTGGGAAAGGACACGATCGCGCCGGCGGGGATGCCTTCCGAATTGAGTTTTTTCCACGCGCTCCAGTCGTCGTTTGCGCTGCTGGTCTGGTAGCGTTCGTACACGTCGGACGTGTAGGCGGGATAGCCCAACTGCCTGCACCAGCCGGGTTGCGTGCCGGCGATGACTTGGATATGGCAGGCGGTGTTTTCAACGGGCAGGTTCGAGCTGCCGACCGCCGTCGGCAGGGAATAGACGCCGTCGGTTTTGAGGCTGTTCAAATCGCCCCGGAATGTTTCGACTTTGAAGTTGCCGATGCCGTAGCCGGACAGCGTGTTCGGTTTGCCTTCGATGTCTTCGTTGAAACGCGGTTTGTTGGCTTTGTGGAAGATGTCGTGGTTGTTGTAGGAAATGCGGTTATTTGCGCCGTGCAGGCGCAGGGTGTCGTCGCCGAAGACGATGTGGGCGTTTTCGTTATCCGCGCCGATATAGGCTTTGTAGCCGCCGTTTCAGTGCGTCGGGTTGGCGGACAGCCGGATGCCGCTTTGGAATTGTGTTTCGGCGGTAAAGGTTTTTTGGCCGGTAACGGTTTGGTTGTCGGAGAGGGAGACTTTGAGGTCGGCGGTCGCGGCGGCGGCGCGGGCTTGGTCGAGCGCGGTTTTGACGGCTTTGGGGGTGGCGGCGGTGTCTTCGGCTTCGCTAATGGCATTGTCTAATCGGACGATGCCGGCGCGGTCGGTGCGTGCGGTGTCGATGGCGTGGGTGTGGCCGTTTTTTGGGACGGTGTTTTGGCTTGTTGCGGTGATTTGCCCGGGCGCGCCCAGTGCGATGGTGCGGCTTTGGGCAAGGCTGCCGCCGCCCGTCAGTCCGTCGCCTGCGTTGACGGCGGTGCTTGCGGCGGCTTTGGTGTCGGATGCCGTCTGAAGGGCTTCGGTTTGGTTTTTGAGCAAAAGGGTGCGGTTGGCGAGGGCTTGCAGTGGTTGGTTGACGGGCGCGCCTGGGCCGACGACGACGCTGTCGCCGGGTTCGATGAGGCGGACGGCTTGGTCGAATTGGTTTTGTTCGGTTGCGTTTGCCATTTTGGGGCTTCCTTTTGTTTGTTGATTTTCGGGGGCGCGTTATGTCGTGCCGAAACCGTATTCGCCGTTAAAGCGGATTTTGCCGTTCCAGCGGTGGGGATGGTTGCGGTAGTCGAGCGCGGTAAGTTCGCACCGCAAGGGGGCGATTTCCGCCAACATGGCGCGGATGCGGGCGGTTTGGCGGATGCTGACGGGGCGCGTTAAGACAATGCGGTATTCCGCCCAGTCACCCTCGCGCCTGCCGAATGTGCGGCTGCCGTCGAACAAGACCGAGCCGTCCCACTTGAACTCGCCGTCGCGTTCGATAATTTGGATTTCGCCCAGCCGCAAGATGGGGAAGAGGGCGCGGATGGCGTACGGCGTGCCTTTTCGGGCGTGGATTTCGGCAAAGCCTGCGATGAGGTTGCGGCGGGCTTCGTCGGTTTCGGCAAAGTCCCAGCCCTCTTCCGTGCCGATGCTTCTTGCGAAGGCGTGAAAGGGTAAAAATCCGGGGTCGCATCGGGCGGGGTCGAGTTGGCGGGAGACGGCGGCAGTTTCGCGTTCTGTCAGCTTTGCCAGTGCGTGTTGCAGGGGGCTGTTGTTCGCGGGGACGGTGCTGTTCATTTATTCGCGCTCGAGCGTGGACGTGATTCGGATGTATTCGCCGTTGCCGCATTCGATGTCGGCAGCGGGGCTGTGCAGTGTGATTTTTTTTCACGCCGGGGGTGTCTAACGCGCCGATGATTTTAGACAGGGCGACGGATGCGCCGATGTGGGCGTTTTGCCGCCATAGGTTATCCAAGGCTTCGCAGGCGGTCTGCCGTTCGGCTTGAATATTGGCGGCGGGGTGGTATTCGGCGGAATACTCTACTGCCGCGTCTTTGGGTTGGGCGGCGGTTACTTGCACGTTGTCGCAAAGGGGGCGGCGTGTTTCGGCGGGCAGGTATTCGCGCGCGGCGGTCAAAATGGTTTCGTCGGGCGTGCCGCTTTGGGTTTTGATGTAAACCTCCACCGTGCCGACGGCGCGGCGCACGGCGCGGGCGTGTGTGATTTGGGGGTGTGCGTCGATGGCGTGGGCTTCGTATGCGGTGCGCGGCCCGGCGGCGTATTTTTCGGGATGGGCTTGGACGCGGGCGCGGAATGCGTCGTCGGTTTCGTATTCGGCGGCAACCGGCGGGTTCGCGTCGGGGTCGGCGGCGCGGATGGTTTTGCGTGAAAGTCCGTATTGGGCGGCGATGTGGTCGAGGTCGCTGCCTTGTGCGTATGCCAAGAGGTTGGCTTTGACGGCTTCGTTGATGCGGTTGCGGACGAGCAGCTCTTGATAGGCTTGCTGTTGCAGGTCGATGGTTAGGGGTTCTGATTCTAATTCGAGGGTTTGGGCGACGGTTTCGCGGATGCTTTCGGGACATAGGGCGGTGAGGGCGGCTTTTTTGCGCGCGAAGATGCCCTCAAAGTCGGTTTCTTCGATGGCGGCGGGCGCGGGGAGTTGGCTTAATCGGCTGTTTCCCATTGTTTATCCTGTTGTTTTTATTATTTGATGCGGTAGGTTCGTTCGCCGCCGTCGGCAAGGGTTACGTCTAGGGTTAATTTGATTTTGCCGGCGGCGAGGTCGGCGGTGTCTGCCTGTATGCGGCGGACGGTTATGCGGGGTTTCCATCTTGCGAGGGCGGTAACGGCGGCTTGGTGGATGAGGGCGATGGCGGCGTGACCGGCGGGCATATCGATCAAGTCGGGAATAAAACTGCCGTATTCTTCGCGCATCAGCCGCGTTCCTATTCTTGTGAACAGGATGTTGCGGATGGATTGGGCGATGTGGGCGAGGGTGTCTTGCCCGCGTCCGTTTTCTGCGTCGGTCATTGGGGTTTTTCCGTTGTACCGCCGGAGTCGTCGGGGTGGGTGTGCTCGGACAGGCTGCCGCCTTGGCCGTTCATGCCATTTTGGTAGGTCAGCAGCCCTTGGGCGGTGGTGGTTTGGTTGACGGTCAGGTGTCCGGTTATGGTGGTTTGGGGGGTGTCGATGGTCAGGCTTGTAACGGCTTTTAATTCCATCGCGCCGCTGTTGTGGTTGTAGCGGATGAAATCGGACGACGGTTTCGGCGGGGTCGGCGGACGGGGCGGGGTATCGGTCGGAGGCTTGGCAGCATAAAACTACGCCGTTCTCGGGTTCGCCGGCAGGGGATAAGATGGTGCAGGCTTCGCCGACACTTGGGATGCGCCATACTGACACGCCGCCTGCAAAGGGGACGATATAGGGCAGCCAGTCGGTGGTAATGCCGCCGTGTTGTGCGCGGACGCGGGGTCGGTGTCGGCGATGGTGGCGGGTTTGATGAGGTTGTCTATTTGGCGGTCGGTCATTTCTGTCTCGTCTTGATGTGGGAAACCGCCCCGTAATGGCGGAACGGGGCGGCTTTTGCCGTTTCCGGCAGGCTTCCAACAGAGTGAGGTTATTTTGGGGCGGCGGCGAGGTGGGGGCAAGCGGTGTAGGGCTTGGTTGTGGTTTTTAGGTTTGGGGGTGGGTAAAAAATGCCGTCTGAAGGTTTCAGACGGCGTTTGTTTTTTCTATCCAATCGAGGAACTGCCGCCATTTTTCCAGCGGCATATCGGCCCGCCGCGTTTCGGTATCGGGTTCGGCTTCCCAGCGGCCTACCTGTATGTAGTGCTTCACCCCGACGATTTGCGCCAACTCGGCCTGTGTCAGTTTGCAGCGGTTGCGCAGGGTGCGAAGGTTGTAAGGCGTGTAGCCGAGTTCCATGTCGTTGCGGTTTATTTTGTTTCGCATATTTTTTGTGGCTGTACTAGATTATCCCTAAATTCCACACCGATCCCGCAGGATTTTTAGCTGCCGGG